GTATTTGGTCATGCAAACGAAATCAAACCTAATTGGCTAAATGATACGTTTTACGGATGGGCGCCTGATAATGATATTAAGGACTTACATTGTGTTTCTTATAATTTATGGAATGCAGTACCATTTGACAAAAACGAACTGCCTGAGAGCCTTAAAATGCATAAGAACTTTGGTAAGTATTTAGTCTAACTATTTTATAAATAAGTAAGTGTATAAGATGACAGATATGGATTATGCAAAAGAAATCAGAAAGCAATTAAACGTATTAAACGAGTTAATTAAAGAAGCTGAGAATAGCGATTTGGATATTGTTATTTGGCAGTATGGTAAGCATGCTGAACATGAATTACAGGCTAAGATTACCAAAACTGTTGAGTTATGAAAGTAGCTGCGATAATTGTTGATGATCGGGATAAGGTTGCGCAAAAAGCAATTAAAGAGCATAAACAATATTTACCTAATGATTGGGAAATAATACATATTAAACCGCCTTATGAGAATGGTATTTATTCTTTGCGGTCTGCATCTGATTATAACAGAGTATTAACTAATCCATCATTTTGGAGAGGTTGCACGTTTGATAGGGTGTTAATATTTCAGCATGATTCAGGATTGTTGAGAGATGGGATTGAGGAGTTTTTGGAATGGGATTTTATTGGTTCATGGATTGATCACATACCGGGTTGCATGAATGGCGGGTTAAGTATTCGCAATCCTAAACTAATGCATGATATTTGTGTTAATACACCATATAAGGGAATGGCATTGCATGGAAATGAGGACATATACTTTTGCAATGAGATGCGCAAATTAGGAATTGAGATGCCAGACAAAGAAACGTGCAATAAGTTTGCAGTTGAAACAGAGTTTGCGTTGGGTTCCGTTGGCTATCACGCCATAAATAAGTATCATAAAAATTACAAATTAATTTTAAATCAATATGAAAATAGTTAGGTTTTTGTTCAATTTAATTGGATGGTCAGTATGTTTATTGGCTTTTAGTTTTTTAGTATTGGCGGTTTTAGCACTTTTTAAATTTATATGGTAAATCTTTACACATCATTTTATCAGGATAAGGATACAAAGAGGCAAAAGGAGTTATTATACTGCCTAAATAAAAATATTGAAAATCCGTTAATTGATAATATCTTTTTAATAGTTGAGGGCGAAGTAAAATTACCTGTATCGGATAAGCTAATAATTGTTAATGCTGAAAGGCCAACATATAGGAATTTCTTTGATTTGGTTAATGATACAGTTACCTCAGCTGCTAATATTTCAATAGTCGCTAATACTGATATTTATTTTAATGAAACATTAGCCAGAATAGATATTCATGAAAGACAATGCATTGCTTTGAGCAGATGGGATAAAAAGAATGATGGATTGAAGCTACACAATGAAAGGTTCAGCCAAGATAGTTGGATATTTAAAGGCAAGATTCGGAATGTTCGGTTTTGTGATTTTTATCTGGGTATTCCTGGTTGCGATAATCGCATTGCATACGAATTAAACAGGGCAGGATACAGGATGTTTAACCCAGCGACTAAAATACAATCAATCCATTACCATCAATCAGACTTGCATAATTATGATGGATCAACTCCAAAGATTCCTAAACCTTATTTATTTATCAATATAATATGAAAATTCTATTAAGTCCAGGAATATATTTGCCTCATCAAAGGGCAGGCTCAGAGATTTGTTTGCATCGTATCTGCCAGTATTTAATTAGCAAAGGGCATGAGGTTAAGGCAGTTACAAGGTATCCGATTGATTACAGTTATGAGGGCATAGATGTTTATGCTCAGACAAAAGATTATAAAAACTGTCACAATAATTTATGGAATTGGGCCGACTTGGTTTTTTGTCAGCTATCCGGTACTTACTATGCAATGAATAAGCAAAGGATTAGTCCTAAAAAGATAATCAACTTTACGCATAACAATGCCGGCTATCCGCAGGTAGATATTAGAAAAAACGTATTTACTGTTTACAATACAAACCAAGCCAAAAAAGAGTTAAATTATAATCAGGAAACCTACGTTTTGCATCCGCCTGTTAATTATAGAGATTATGCAGATGTTGATACAAGCAAAGCGGAGTACATTACCTTAATAAACCATAACGAAAACAAGGGCGGAAAAATACTGATTGAGATTGCAAAGCGATTGCCAAAGCATAAATTTTTAGCGGTGCAAGGCGGTTACTATTTACAGATAACGGATCCAAAAGTTAAGAATATTAAATACGTTGGTATAACAGAGGATATACGGAAATATTTGGCAATGACTAAGTTGCTGATTGCACCATCTGAGTATGATAGTTATGGTATGGCTCAGGTTGAGGCGTTATGCTGCGATATTCCTGTAATAGCATCAGATATAGCAGGATTCAGAGAAAGTCTGGCAGATAGCGCCATTTACGTTAATAGGAATGATGTTGATGCATGGGTTGAGGCGGTCACAAATAGTGACCAGTTATTCAAGGATAAAAAGCCATTGCAAAGAGCAAAAGAATTGGATCCAATCAAGGATTTAGCCAAGTTTGAAAAATGGTTAGTAAAAATTAGTAAATTAGCGACAAAATAATGGAAAGCAAAACAACAAAGGATAAGCCTTTTAAAACGAAAAAAGAGTATGGATCAGTTAAACGTAGTAAGCCTGTCGCAAGCAAAGTTGTGGCTGAGGTTGGATTTGGATTACGAGTTCGAGGATGGATTAATAACTGCATTGATAAAATCTGCGGTTAATCAGGTTGAGAAATATACTTTGCAAGTTTTATGGCAGAGATCAATTACTGAGATTACCGAATATAGTGGCAATTTAAGATTGTACAACTATCCGATTATTTCGATTGAGGAGGTTTATGATAAAAACTTTGATGACTTAAATTTTGAAATTGTAGATACTCAGAACTATTCAGATGTCATAACTAACAGAGAGGGATTTAATACTGTTACTTATGTAGCTGGTTATGATTGGAATTATGATGGCGGATCAGACGTGCCAGATGATATTGAAACTGCAATCAAGGAATTAATTACTTTTCTATACGAAAATAGAGATAATCCAACTGAGGATATGCCAAAGGTGGTTACTTATTTATTGGCGCCTTATAGGCGTATAACTTTATTCTAATATGAATCCAGGCAAATTAGATAGGCGGATTACGTTTGGGGAATTTCTAAGCGTAGAAAATGAATTTCAGGATTACATTATAACCTTCGTTCCAATTTTGGTAACGTGGGCAAACGTAAAGCCATCAGATGGGTCAAGGCAGTTAGAAGCTGGCGAACAGGTAATAAATCAAACGTTTAGATTTACGACACGTTACAGGAGAGATTTTGCACCTACAAAGAATATTCGGATAGAGTACGAGGGCAATTATTATACAATTCATTCATATAGAGATTTGGATGATCGCAAACGTTTTAACGAGATATTAGGCAGAGTAACGGATGAAAACTCCAAAGATTGATGTAAGGGGTGTTTTAAAACAAATTGATTCATTTGGCCAAGATGCTAAAAGGATGGCAGTTGCAATTACCAATACAAGCGCTGAGAGCATTGTTGCTGATGCAAAACAAAGGGCGCCTGTTAATTTTGGTCAATTAAGGCTTTCAATTAAAAACACAGAAGCTACAATTCAGCTTAATAGGTCTTTAATATATAGCAATGCGCCTTATTCAGCATTTGTTGAATTTGGAACAGGAGCAAGAGTAAAAATACCCGCTGGTTTTGAAAAATTAGCAGCTGAGTTTAAAGGTAAAAAAGGCGGTAATTTTGATGAGTTTTTAGATAACATTAGAGATTGGTGTAAGCGTAAAGGCATAGATGAGAAATTAGCTTATATTATCGCAGTTAGTATTTTAAAGAAAGGTATTAAACCTCAGCCATATTTTATACCTGCATATCTTATTGGTGCGGCCAATTACGTTAAAAAACTAAATAAATCATTGGAAATTGAAGCCAAAAAATATAATGCGAAAAAATAATTATATTTGAACCAATGAAAGATCCTAATTTATCTGTGCTAAATGCTTACAAAGATGCCCTATCTAATTTGATAGTAGGGGATTTGGAAATACCTGTTTATAGCAAGTCGGCACCGTTAAAGAATGTACCGAAAAAATATGTAATTTTGTCAAGCCAGACAAAGGCTCAAAACAAAACAAAGTGCAATTATTGGTATGAGTGTACTATGACTGTGCAAATTGTAACAAGGTATCCAAATGGATCAGGAGATTTGAGTTTTGCAATGGTAATTGGAGAGGAGATTGCTGAGATAATACAGGTTGATGGTATCAATTTAGTTGATTTTCATAATGTAGAAACGATGCAAAATCTAAGTACAGAGGTAATTTTAGAAACAGATACGGAAAACGTATTTCAATATATATTAATTTTTAATCATAAACTAAACATAAACTAAAATGGCAGAAGAGCAATTTTATTCAGGCAGTTTATTCATGTTGTACATTCGCAATTCAGGAACCTGGAAGCCAGTAGCATGTTTAACATCAAACGGTATCTCAGAAAGTTGGGATTTTGCCGAAACAGTAACTAAATGTGATCCAGGTGTAACACGTAGAAAGCCTACGACTTACTCGTACGAGATTCCATTTGAGGGCGTATTTACTGATACAAGTGGCGCGGGTGGCGATACTGCAAAAGCATCATGGGATACAATTAAGAACATAGCAAGAGCAAAAACCTTAACAGAGTATCAAATTGCTTTATTGAGAACTGATGGAACTGAGGAGCCTAATTTTGCACCACAATACGGAGCAGCTTATTTCTCAGCTTTAGATATAACAGGCGCTGAGGGTGAGTTCATCACTTTTTCAGGAACCTTATTAGGTGATGGAGATATTAGTGAAACAGATCCATATCCTGGTTATTAATGGAGGGCCATTTAACCTACAAAATAGGAGATGAGAACAAACAGTTTTTCTTTGGTAATTACGCCTTAGAGCAAACATTGACTCATTTCGATGCATCTGTTTCTGATTTATCCGATTTATTGGGCAAACAGTTATTGCCTTTTATGAGAATGTTTATGTATCACGCAGCGGCTTATCCGATTATAAAAAAGGGCGAAGTTGTAGATTTTACGCCTTTTGATATTCACGATTGGATTGATCAGGCGGGAGGCTCAGGCGGAGATTTGGTCATGGTTGTATCAAAGGAGATATTTAGGGTATTAGGTTTAAATACTGAAACCGATCAGCCAGCACAAAAAAAAAGCGAAGTGAAAAGCTAAATTGGAATAAGGATGTTTTAACTTTTGCATTTGGCGAACTCGGTTTAATGCCTGATG